CGCTAAAGAAGCTGGGCGCATGGCCATTCGTGGCGGATTTAGAAGGAGATAACACACATGGCTGAAAAAGACATAGGCGCACTCGTCGTCACGCTAGAAGCACAAACAGCTGCGTTCGAGAAAGGCATGCAAAGTGCCACTAAAGAATTGCAAAAGTTTGGTAACGCATCTAAAGCAGTGGAATCTCAATTCAGTGGAATCCAAGGTGCATTCTTCAAGTTTAACACTGCTACTACTGCTTTAGCTACTGGTATGAGTCTAGTAACTGCTGCATTTAGCAAAGTCACTAGTTTCGTTCGTGTTAGAGAAGGTTTAGATAACATTCAAGCATCCTTCGCTGCTATTTTAGGAGACGGAGATCGTGCTGCTGATTTGATGGAGCGTGTTAGGAGAATCTCAAAAGAGCTAGGAACAGATCTACCTCAAACTGCGAATGCTGTTCGAAGAATGACAATTGGTTTGAAGCAACTAGGATCTAGCAACGCTGAGATCGAGAAGGTTACATCTACATTCTTGAAGATTGGTGCTATTGGTGGCTCTATTGAAGATGCTACAGCTGCTATCTTCCAGTTCTCTCAGGCTTTAGGTTCTGGTACTCTTCGTGGTGATGAGTTGATTTCTCTTTTAGAGAGACAACCATTGATTGCTCAAGAGATTTCCAAATACATGTCTGAAGTATTGAAGATGGGTGATGGATCTATCGGTGCTTTGAGAAAGCTAGCTAGTGAAGGTAAAGTAACTTCAGAGATTCTTAGAGATGCTTTAGTAGGTGCGTCTGACAGAATCGCTAAGCAATTCGACACTCTGCCTAAAAAGATATCTCAATCGTTCAATAAGATAACTGCTTCTGTCAACGATTTCTCTTCAGAGTTAAATAAAGCATTAAACTTCAATGAGAATGTTGGTGCTGCTCTTGCTAGCTTGGGAAAAGCTGTTGATTACGCACTAGGAAACGTTCTACAATTCGTGAAGGACATGAAGGAAAACTGGGAAGTGGCTAAGTACGGAGTAATGGCTCTAGCTGCTGCAATCTCAGGTCCTCTTCTATCTGCTTTAATTGCAGCTTCAATTGCTGCTGTTAGATTCGCAGCTTCTTTCGGTTGGATAGGAGCACTTATCACTGGTGCAGTTCTAATCGTAACTGCTTGGGACAGAGTTATTGAAATGTACAAGCGTCTAGAAGTTGCAATTCTAGAAGCATATACTGCTACTCTCAGTTTCATTGGATTAGAAGACCAAGCTGCTGCTGAAAGAATTAGACTTTTGAACGAAGAGATCAAACTCATTCGAGACAAAAGAGATGGTAAAGAGAAAGAGAAAAATGCAGACGAAAAAGCTGCAGAAGCTGCTGCTAAGAGTGTAGATGCGTCGAAGAAGATCTGGGAGAGTTTCCTAGAAGGAATCGAGAAAGTCAAACTAGAGTCTAGTATCTTCGAGAAGAAGATTAAGTATCTAGAACAGTTGATCTCTCAGGAGAAAGATCCTAAACTTTTGAAACAGTGGAAGAAACAACTAGACGATTTAGTGTCATCTGGAAATGAATTCCAAGCATGGTTGATCAGTATAACTAAAGTAAGTTTCGGTGACTCACTCGATGACATGCTACAGCAGTTGATAGAGTTCGAACGTCTAATGAACACTACAACTGATCCAGTTCTATTCAAGAAATACGAAGAAGGATTCAAGAGAACTAAAGCTGCTATTGAAGATGCTACAGATCCATTGGCAGGTTTCAAGAGACAGATCGAGGAAGTGGCTACTGCTGCTGAATTGATCCCTGAGAAACTTCTACTAATCGACGAAGCATTGGCAAACGGTAAGTTAAATCCGGAACAAGCACAAAGATTGCGCGATCAAGTTCAAGGATTGAATGACGATTTCAAGAAACTTGCAGATGACATCACAGATTCTATTGCTGGCAATGCGTCTAACGCTGTCAACAACTTTATCGATGACATTGGTAAGGCTAAATTCTCGTTCGCTGACTTCACTGAATCTGTGATCAAAGACATTGCTAAGATCATATTCCAGTTGTTGATTATGAAACCTTTAGTTGACAGTATCAAAGCTTCTCTAAGTGGATTCGGTGCTGGTGGTTCTGGTCCTCAACTGTTGAACGTTTTCGCTAATGGCGGATCGTTTGAGAGAGGGACTGGATTGAAACAAGGAGTTTACGACTCTCCACAGCTCTTCAAGTTTGCCGACGGTGGTGTGTTTGGAACTCGCATGGGTGTGATGGGCGAAGCTGGTCCAGAAGCTATCATGCCTCTAAAGAGAAACGCTCAAGGCAAATTAGGTGTCGAAGCATCTCCTACTAACATCACAATCGTAAACAATGCTGGTGCAGATGTTCAGGCAACTGAAACAACTAACTCAGATGGTTCTAAGCAAATTGACATCTTCATTGAACGTAAAGTGAAAGAGATGTTTGGAACTGGTACGATGGATAAATCAATGAAGTCGTCTTACGGCTTAACACGAGTTGGAGTTTAATATGGAAATTTACGTAGCACCTCGTCCTTCTTCTATAGATGGATGTATGTCTTCTTGGAGTGAGACGTATGTTTCTAACACTATCAGAAGTGCGATGGACGATCTTGAGATAAAGGTCAGACGTCGTACTACTGGTTTAATTCTTAACATTCAATCTTCAGTTGTTCTTAGAGATGTACAGTATCAAGATCTATTGGATTGGTTCAGAATAAATCAGCAAGGTGGTGTGATTCCTACACGAATTAAAAGACCACAGGACGGTAAAGAGATTGTAGTTAGAGCATCTGCTCCTCCACAAATAAACTGGATTCAAAAGGATGCCTTCGAAGTTACTTTCAAGTGGGAACAGATGCCTGCGTGGAGTACTCTATAATGGATTATCGTAACGTAGTTGAATTAAACAATACTAGCTCACCTGTCGCATGGTTGTATTTACTTACTATAAGAACTAAAGACAATCCTGACTTGTGTCTAGTAAACAATAACGAACCTATCACCAGTAATGGTATAGTGTATCAACCTTTCCCATTCGCTTTGACATTACCTGCCGATACGAATGAGAGATTACCTTCAGTTACGTTAACTATCTCGAACATTTCTGCAGAGATCATTGAAGCAGTTAGGTCTCAACCAACAGCTCCTACTTTAAAAGTTGAGTTGGTAAGTAGTGCCTATCCTGATATCGTTGAGAAACGTCTTGATTTCTTAAAATTGAGAAGTGTGACTTACGACGCAATGGTTGTGACAGGAGGATTAGAAGTAGTTAATACGTTGAGTAGTATGTTTCCATCAGAGACATATGACCCTGTGCATTACCCTGGTATGTATAGATGATTGACTGTAGCTCTTCACAAGAGAGCTATGGTAAGTTATTTATAAGGAGAAATAGATGAGCATATTGAAATACATAGGAATTCCTTATAAAGTTAATGGTGAAACATTTGAGAGTAGTGATTGTTACGGTTTATGTAAGTTATATGCAAAGAACGAGTTAAACATTACACTGCCAACTTACTTTTATTCTGACACGAACAATGAACAAACTGCAGAGATCGCAATACAGCTTGCAAAACATGGCATGGGCGAAGGTTGGCAGAAAGTTGAAAGTCCAGAGTACGGTGACATAGTAACATTTAGAATTATGGGACATGAAGTCCATTGTGGGATTATGATCAGTTCAAAAGAATTCTTGCATAGTTTGAAAGGCAGAATGTCTTGCATTGAAGAATTATCCCATATCAACTGGCAACATCGACTCACAGGAGTGTATAGATGGACGAAATAATTTTAGAAAAGCCTAAACAGCGTGAGATCGCTAGGCTTCTAACTCCAAGTGGTCCACAGGAATTGTCTGTAACTGCTGTTGCAGGAGAAACTGTTCAGCAATTAATTGACAGAGCTATACCAGAAGAATTAAAAGGCTACATTGTAGCATTCAATCGAGGCACAACAATAGCAGACCCATCTTCTTTCTATATACAAGAAGACGATAGCATTATGCTTGCTGTTATTCCACAAGGTGGTGGCGGTGGTAAAGGGATCCTAGGAACCGTTTTAGCCATTGCTGTAATGGTTGCTGCTCCACAGGTAGCTGCTTTCCTATTACCTGCTGGTACTGCTGCTTTGACTACAAGTCTAGTCACAGTAGGTATCTCGATGCTTGGTATGATGGCTATCACTGCCCTCATTCCTCCTCCTGAAGTTCCTAATAGTGGTGGAACAAGTGTGTCTCCGACTTACAGTTTAGGTGGTACATCCAACGCTATCAGAAAGTATCAACCTGTAGCAAGAATCTATGGTAGACACAAAGTCTTCCCACAGTTGGCTTCCACACCGTTGATTACCAACTTGGGAACCGACTCTAGTTTAGCAGCACTTTACGATTTCGGTTTAGGTGACATTGAAGTTACTGATCTGAAGATTGGTGACACTTTAGCATCTACATATGAGCCAGAGTTGATCTGGCACAAGAATAGTTTAGTTGAGAATACTACATATTTGACACAACGTGTTGGATATGATCAGTACTCGTATGTGTTGAAATCTAAAGAACAACTTATTGTTCGAACCAAACAAGCTACAACAGCCTTCGATGTAGAGTTGACTTTCCCACGTGGTTTAGGATACTTCAACGATCAAGGCAATGTAGACTCTCTAAGTATATATGTCAACGCTCAGTACAGACTTGTCGGAGAAACTGCGTGGAGAGACATTCCTGCTTCAGCATTCCGAGGAATTACCGCATGGGAGCAGTCAGACCCACCTCCTCCAGAAGTGTTCAGAAAGTTCAATGCCAAAGCGTGGACAGGAGACCCAGATCAACGTATCGGATTGTCTAACAACACTGCACAGAGATTCATAGCAGTTGTGAGTGTCACACCTCCAGATGTTGGAGAGTTTGAGTTCAGAATCATAAAGGGTAGTGCAGAAACTTCTGAGACTAAATATCTCGATGAAGTAGCATTGACAATCATGAAGTCGTACAAAGATGGATCAGTGGTTGCTCTAGACAAACGTCATACAATGTTGGAGATGCGAGTAAAAGCTACCGACAAGTTGTCAGGCACTGTTCAAACACTCAATGGTATTGCGTCTTCAGTGTTACGCACTACAGAAGATGGTGTAACTTTTGTCAACAAGGCTACTAGTAATCCCGCATGGATTGTTCTAGACATATTGACAGGAGAAGGAAATAAACGTCCTATTCCAGATGATCTCATTGACTGGCCTAGTTTCATTAGACTGGCCGAGTGGTGTGACAAGAACAAGTACTACGCTAACTTTGTAGTGGACTACTCCACGACGGTTCAAGGATTAGTGACATCTGTTCTGTCAATTTGCCATGCTAGTATGTTGTTCACAACTTCTGGTAAATATGGTGTGCTAATTGACGAAGAGAAAGACACTCCTAGACAGTTGATTACTCCTGCTAACTCATGGGGATTCAAGGGAAGTAGATCATTCGCTGAAGTGCCACATGGTTTCTATGTGACATTCATCAACGGAGAAGCATCTAATGTTATCGTTGGTAATGCTCCTGAGATAAACTGGCAGAAAGAAGAACGTATAGTATACAACGATGGTTACGACGAAACAAATGCTACAGTATTTGAAACGTTGGAAACTTTTGGTATCACTAATCCAGACCAAGCTTGGAAGTATGGTCGCTTTATGATGGCACAGGGAATTCTTCGTAGTGAAGTCTTCACCGTCAACATGGATGTGGAAAACATAGTGGTACAGCGTGGAGATCTAGTTCACGTTGCTAACGATGTAGCTCGTGTTGGTGGCATGGCCGCTAGGATTGTAAGTGTAGACAGAGCAACAAACACAATAACTGTCGATCAAACTCTGTCTCTCCTACCAAGTGGATACTCTTTCAGATCAGATGCTGGTGATGTGAGAACTGGTCAAGTTATTTCAGCTACTAGTACTGAAGGAGGAACTACACTCGTAGTTGATTCTGCTTTAGTGATGACTCCTGGAGACTTGATAGTTTTAGGACAAACAGACCGAGTAATTGGGAAGTACATTGTACAGCAGATTGTTCCTAGTTCAGATCTAACAGCAGAGTTGACACTGGTAAGATATGTACCAGAAGTCTACAAAGCTGAAACTGGTGAAATTCCTCCTTGGAATCCAGACCTATCTGAAGATCAGATTGGAACTACGGACTTACACATTTCTCGTCTAGATGGTAAATACACATCTATCTACATAAATCGTAAGCCATTCGCTGCTGTCCAACTTGATTGGTCTGTAGGTGGTTACGGTTATTTTAGAGCAGAGATTTGGATGAAGGTTCCTGGAAAATCTCCACAGTTCTTAGGAGATACTCAGAGTTTCTCTTACGAATATCTGATTGATGTGTTGTCCAATGAACAGTTGATAGATATTCCATTGACATTCGAGGTCATACCTTTCACAGCAGGTGGAGTTGCAGGTCGATCTGCAGAAATAACTCTAACTATAGGTAAGGATGTAACTCCTCCGTCTGACATTGAAGGATTCACAGTAAACGTGCAGTCTGAAACTGTTCAGATTTCTTGGAACCGTCCTATCGAAGAAGATATCGATTACTATGAGATTAGATATACACCTGACGTAATAAATCCACAGTGGGACTTTAGTCAGTTCTTAGCGACTGCTCCATACGGTGCTACAACGATTCAAGTCGGTGCTCGAACAGGCACTTACATGATGAGAGTATATGATACGTCAGGAAACATGTCTAATGTAATTGGTAGACGTACTACCGTTGGCGAGCTCCCTAATACGGAGCTAATCACTGAAATCGATGATAGATGGAATCTATGGCCAGGCACTCTTTACAAGTTTGGCTTGAGAACTGTTGGACGAAACCCTATGATTTCAGAGTGGGAGAAACTTTCCTACGTTCCTAGAATGGATGAAATTGGTGGTGGTGTAGGAGACTTGATAAGTGCTGGTTTAGATGGAGAAGTAGAACCATTCAGTACCTACACGTTCAAAGACATTGTGGATTTCACAGACATTTACGAAGCACGCTTATACTCTAAGATTGTCGCACATGGTGAATACACTAGTGGTGCAATTGCTCCTACTGAACTGTGGGATGCTTACTTAGAATATCGAGTGACTGGTAATATTGCCTTCATTTCTGATTGGGATTTGATGTCTAATCAAGTCGACATGATTGGAACAAGTGCTAGTGAATGGGGATTCTGGAGACCTCTGACCGTTGGTGACGTTACTGCTAAACTGATTCAATTCAGAATAGTAGGTAAGAGTTACGATCCTAATGTTCGTGTGGTTGTGACTAGTGGATTTGTAGTAATTGATGCTATGGATAGAATGTATTCTAAATACGACATTGTATTGCCTCAAGGACTAACAAGAATCTATTTTGATCCTCCATTTATGTTTGATAATGTTTCTGTAGCTATCTCAATCGATGGTGATGATACACCGTTGATTTCTAGAGTTACAAATAAGAATCGTTTAGGATGCGATGTTGAATTGCGACATGCTGTAACTGATGTCCCTGAAACTGGTAAGATTGACTTAGTAGTTAGAGGACAAGGTAAGGAGGTTGTAGTTGACAAAGAAGAAGAACGATATCTATTTTAAGGAGTTTTAAATGGCAATAACAAATGCTGGCGATTTTCCAATCGTAGCATCTGCAACAAGTGGTAACGCTTTAGCAGATATTTTAAACAGAATGTACAGTGCAGTTGTGTCAAACCAGTCTAATGCTGGACGACCACCTGACATTCAAACTGGCGGACTATGGACAAAGGTTGATGGCGCATCTTTAGTGTTGATGATGTTCAACGGAGTCTCTGACATTGTCATTGGAACTGTAACAGGGAACGATAGCGTTATTGGCGACTATGTATATCCTTTGGCACTTCCACACAACGAATTGTCTACGTACCGTGCTGGTGATGTAATCTTTAATGCTGCAGATAAAACTTATTTCACTGCTAGAACAGATTTAACTCCTAAGGCTTTTCAACCAGGAGACTGGAATCAAATTACTGATGTGTTCAATGGTGTACTAACAGCTAATGCGTACAAGAAAGCTGACACTTACACTAAAACAGAAGTGAATGCAGGTTTCTATACTAAAGCAGAAGTAGATGCAAAGATTGCAGCAGCGATCGCTAACTACTTACCGTTGGCAGGTGGAACATTGACAGGCAACTTGCGTGTGAATGGTACTATCAGTGCTGGTGGAGATATTACAGCGTTCCAATAAAATAAATAAAATGAAAAAATTGCTCAGAATAGAGCGAGAATAGAGACTGTTCGCAATGGATATGTCTCTATATTTACATGGGAGTCACCAGGGTTGTCCTGGTGCTCTCATTTCTTTTTGTCTTTTCTAGACAATCTGGCTGAGTCCTTCAGTCGGAGTTTCACTTACTTCAGTATACTCTTTCTTCGAACCATCAGCATATGATACGGTGCATGTGTTTCCTTTGATTTTTACTACACACGTTCCTTTTCTATAGGATGGATATTGTTCGCTTATGTCCTTCAACTTACCTTGTGCTTTTAGCATGTGATAAATTACTTTGGCTTCGTTCAAATTGATTTCTGCCTCTAGCAATCTGACATAATTCTCATCTAATACTTTGTTCATAACTTCTCCTATCTAAATGCAAAGGTGTAGGATGTACTGCTTCCGTCTGAGTCAGTATTAGCTGCTCTCTCAAAAGTTGCTCCCAAGTTGCTCATCGTAATAGATGTGCCAGTGTCTCCTGTACCATATCTCACAGGATTCATGAAGATAGTCACAGTATTGTCACCATTCCATCTAGCACCCATGATCCAACCATTCTCACCGTAGCTGATAAGTCCTTGACCTTGATACCAGACGCCACCAATCTTAATCAGATTCTCTCTGTATCCATAGTATATTTGGTTAGGAACCTCTAGTCTCAACTGTGCGACTTCTTGCCAAGTTGACATGTCACTGCTCGCAGTTGCCAGTCTAAGTTGGTTAGGGTCTGCACTACCGTGATGAACGTTTGACCAGTAACCTAGTGTTGCGATTATCTTGTTGTCAATGATGTCGATCGCCCAGCCAGTGTCAGCTGCCCAGTGCATCCATCCTGTACTTTGAGCAGTGATAGATTTCTTGATTGTGGCTCCGATAAAGTCGCTAAACGATATAGGACCAGATGTAGGAATACCGTTAGGATCGATAGGTTGAGGTCCTACGATTGTCCCACCTTTGTAATATTCTGATAATGATGTGGGATTAGACCCACCAAACTCTCCTTGAATTGAAGTGTTTAGTGCGACATTGTTACTTGCAATCGCCATAACAAACCTTTCACTTTAATCTACCATCTATCATCAACCCAAATTCTTTATCGAAATAAATTCCATTTACTGGGTCGATTCCGTGCTCACTAATAATATAACATGGAACTTCAACATCTGTCTTAGCAATTACACCACTGTCTTGGTGTGACATCACATACTCTCTCCACACTTTTAGTATCTCATGTGCTAATTCGTGTGCGTCTTTCATGCTAAATTCCAACCTAGCATAAATGCCAAGTACAAAATCTTGAGGATAATTCCTGAGATGAACAGTGCTACCAATCCTCCCAGAAATCCCAAACCAGCTTTCACTACATTACTTAGATCGTACATCATTTCTCCTCCCGACCATCTGTGTCAGTATCTTTCGTCCAATAATCGTTCAGACCATCTATTAGGTCTTG